CCTGGGCGTGCCCTCATTAAGGAGAGGTGCGATCCTGAAAAGGAGTGAACGCAGATAAGATTTTTATGCGTGTGTATCTGTTTGCTGCGGGTTAGACAGCAGAATTTTCTAGTTTTTATTTGTTTTTCTTAGTTTTATCTGTACAGTGGGGGGAAAATTGGACTACTAAAGCATGAGCGCAAGTGGGGCGAACTCAGCGATAGTAGGAAGGGCAGATTCAATCATGCCCATCCCAATGGATTCTGCGGCTCCTGCAAATTTGCCAGCCCCGCCAATAAAATTAGCGACGGAAGAGGCAGCAGTGAGGAGTGAGGAAAAGGAGAACCCAGTGGTCTTCTTAGCGATATGGTCAGCAGCCTTGCTGGGCTCCAGGTATTGTCCCTGAAGCTCGGAGTGCAGCTGTGATGCTGCGTGATGGATGCTCTCGAGGAGGGGAGCATCGTGGAGATTCGGCGTAGAAACTTGGGCAACAGTGGTACCAGCAACCTCCCAATGGAAAAGGACATCGATGCTGTATTGGACAGCAGCGGTCCCATCGGGGGGGATGGTGATAGCAATGAAGGGTTCATGCAAGGAATGTCCGAAGGCGACGGACCCGGGAACCATCGCGACGATCTCGTCGAGGTCGTGATGGAAGGATGTGAATGAAACGGGCTTCCCAGGAACTTTGGGGACCCTCTTGGATCGGATGTCCGAAGAGATCAAGGTGTCGATGGCAGTACCGACAGGCAGATGGTCCTCATGGGCGAGGACCGCCTGGATGGCGCCTGCAACGCTGAGTCGTGATCCAAGTGGAGTGATTGTGATATCATATCCAATGAGGCGTGACTCGAGCACTCCTGTGGCGAACTGGGCGTCTGTGAACAGGGAACCGGTTGCACCGTAAAAAGCATCTGGGGTGGTTGTGACGTCCGCCGATGTCGCGGAATTGAAGTTCCGGACATACAGGGACGGGACATCAGATGCTGCAGACGGGCAAACAAGGACATTCTCTGTGGCAGTACCTGCGGCAGTTCGAATGGCTCGGATGCGAGTGCTAAACTTGAAAGAGGGCTGGGAAGATCCCCCTCCAATCCACCCTGTTTTGCGGGCGACTGGATGGCGGGGATGTGCGAGTTTGGCGATGGTAGAGGCAGCTGCGAGAGCACGGGCTGGTGCAATGCGTGGCGCAGCCGGCTTCTG